GAAGATTTAGGGTTCGATAGTATTCAGTACAAGAATCTAGGAGAACTCGCAAGGGTTTCAGAGAAACAAGCAGGTGGTCACTCTTATATATTGTTTAGAGATGATCAGTTTGTTACTGATTTTGCTGAACAATTAAAAAATCCATATTTTATTAATAGTAAATTTATAAAAGAGTTTGATGGTACAACTGGAAATAAAAATCATTTGACAAGAAAAGAATTAGGAAGTATTGATCCTAATAAACTAAAAGATTATAGCGGTGAAGCAGGAGAAATTCGCGGTCAACATACTACTAGAAGTGATGAAAGCTTTGAAAAATTAAAAAAAGATATATCTGAAAATGGAATAAAAGAACCTATTTTTATAATAAAAGATTATGGTTCTATGCCTAAAATTTCAGAAGGTAATAACAGGCTAGACGCAGCAATAGCTTTAGGATTAAAAGAAGTTCCTGTAGAAATAAATTATTTTGGTAACTCACAAAAGCAAGGTCTTGTTGGACAGTCCACTAAGACTGACTTTGTTGAACAGACTGATGCTCTTGATGTATCAAAACTTACTGAACCAAAATATCCAGATGCAAGCGTTTCTGAGTTGGATTTAGATAACCCATATCTTTTAACTAAAAAAGAAGCAAAGGAACTAAAAGAAAGTTTACCAAAAGGATTTCCAAGAAAAGAAGTGGATAAATTACAACAATCAATTATAGATTTAAAAGGTGGAAAAATATCTCCTGAAGAACATGATATGAATGTTCATAGATTAATGCCTATAGAACCCATAGAGGGTGTTCCTAATTTAGATACTTATAAAACTATTGCAGCAGCTTTAAATAGAAGTCTAGTACAGAAAGGATTGATAGGTCTTAATTTAAATATCCGTCATGGTAAAAGAGTTGGTTCAAGATTAGATATAAATGCTTACCAAGATAATAATGTTTGGGTAGTTGCTCTACATGAAGTTGGAATACAAGGTAAAGCACTAGGCTACGGTAAAACTGCTGTCTTAGATGATGTTGAATTTACTTCTAGCCCTGAGTTTTTTGCAAAGGTTGGGGTAGGTACAAAAACCCCGTCTGGCAAAAGAACAGCGAAAGGCCCATTAGCTAGGATAGAGGGTAATTGGAACGACATATCTCCAGAAGATGCACGTAGTTTGGCTCTTGAGGCAGACGCTTCTGATGAGTGGGTAGAGGTTGGTTTTAATCCTGATAGACATTCATTTTTCTATGATAAAGCAAACGGAAAACCTTTAGGTTCTGCTGAACGTGTTGTGCAGGTAGGGGCAAAGGTTCTTGCAAGGAAGCCAATTTACAGAGAGTTAAGGCATCCTGCACATCAAATAAAAACCACAGATGGAGGTGTTACATACTTCTCAAGTGGAGGCAGAGTACTACGAAGTCTTGGAAGAAAACAATATAGTTTAGGAGGTAAGATAAAAAACGCACTAGCAAAATTAATAGGGCGTGGGCCTGAACAGCAAATGAATACTTTTATAGAAGCAGTAAATTTAAATAATGAATTGGTAGATAAAGGTTTATTGGGAGAAGGCCAAAGACTTAAATATGCTGAATGGAAAATGAAAGAAAATGAAGAAGGAATCCCTGAACCTATAAAAGATGAAAGGGGTTATAAAATACCTGCCAGATTTTTAACTGAACAAGAAGTTAGAAACTTTGATAGAGATAATGTTGCAATGGGTATATCTGGAAATGAAGAAGCTTTTAATGCAATTCAACACGCTTTATTAGGATATGATAATGCGGGTTTAACCGCCCCACTTGTTCAAGGCAGAGAAATTCTATCAGCAAGAAAACAAATAGAGTTGGGGAATGACCCAAGAACAGAGCATGGCGATAGATGGAACAATAGCTTTGGTATAGAGGCTAGAAGAAGAGGTATTCCTAGAGAAGAATTTAAATATACTAATATAGTAAATAGTTTGACAGATGTTGGTGGTCAAGGAACTGACTCAAAGCTACGAAATAACATACCTTTACAAAGAGGGGTTGATCTTATAAAAAATATGGAAGATGTTCCTTCAGATTTTATATCTAGAAATTTAGAAGGCTCTACTGAATGGACAGGAATTTCTATGCCCCCAAGAGATCAAAGAAATACGGGTGGTAAAATCTTAGGAAGTCTCCATAGGAACTGTGCATGAAATACTTCACAGAAGATGAGCTAGTGTGTACCCACTGTGGAAGAAGCGGCATGGATGAAACCTTTATGAAAAGAATAGACGCACTAAGAGATCAGCTTGGATTCCCTTTCCCTGTCAACAGTGCTTACCGCTGCCCAGAGCACCCCATAGAAGCCCGTAAGAGCAGCGCAGGGGCGCATTCTACAGGCCACGCAATAGATATAGGGGTACAAGGAGAGAAGGCTCATATGCTCTTAGACGCAGCCCTACAAGCAGGATTAACAGGGATAGGCATAAACCAGAAAGGAAGCAGCGGAAGGTTCATACATCTAGACGATATAGAAAATTCACCAGAACGCCCAAGACCTACAGTATGGAGTTACTAATATGAGAACATTACTTGGTTTAATAATAGCTACTGCACTACTGGTAACAGCCAGTAAAGTATATCCTAATGCGCCTACTTATGTAGATGATGTAGCATCTATTATCAACAACAACTGTGTGGTCTGCCACCGTGAGGGTGGTATAGGGCCAATGCAGTTTGAAACTTATGATCAGGTACGCCCGTGGAGTCCGCTCATTCAAATGAAAGTGGCTAATCGTGAGATGCCACCCTATGCTTATGATGAGGGCATCGGCATTCAAGAGCTACATGGGGATTGGAGACTCTCTCAAGAAGAGATAGATACTGTAGTTGAGTGGGTTAATACTGGGTCAGAGTATGGAGATACTGACATTATAGTGCAGTCTCCGCAGCTCCCTGACCCTAATCAGTGGAACTTTTACGGAGACTTTGGAGAACCCACAGTAGTTATTCCATCTATACCAATAGATATTCCGGCTACAGGAAACGATCTCTGGCATAAACATAATGTAGCAAGCGGTCTAACAGAAGATAGGTGCATAAAGGCCATCCAAGTTAAACCAAGAGGAGATGCTAAGACTGTGGTACATCACGCCAATAGTTCTGTTACAGTTGATGGCGAAAGATTTGGTATGCTCACTGAGTATGCTATGGGTAAGTGGGGCGAGATAGTTCCAGAGGGTGTGTGTAGAACAATCCCCGCTGATGCCGAGATTGCTTGGGACATTCATATGTTTCCCGGTGGGCTTGGAGCTACAGCACCCGGAACTATTATTAAAGATAATGTGGTAGAGATAGGACTCTGGCTATATTCTCCAGAGGAATCTAAAGAACTTGCATATGAACAGGATTTAAGACTATATAGAATTAGCGATCAAGCAGATATTGTTATTCCACCTCACGGCTATCATATGACTCAGGGGTTTCATTCATTTGATCATCCGGTTCGTATAGACTCATGGCAACCACACGGTCATCTCCGCATGAATGCAGCAAGCTTTGAGATATTCTATCCTGATACTGGAGTAACTGAGCAAATTAGTCAGGTATCTAACTGGAGTGCTACATGGCATCACAGCCACATATATGACCCAGACTTTGCACCGCTAATTCCTGCGGGAGCAGTACTGGTTCTTAAACAATGGTATGATAATACCGAAAACAACCCCAACAACCCTGATGCAGATCAGTGGGTATATGGGGGTAGTAGAACAGGCGATGAGATGACTCACGCTTGGATTGCAGTAACACATCTTGATGAAGAAAAGTATCAAGAACTTATAACCGAAAGAAATAGCAGGAGGATGATAGCCAACGAATGAAAATTATAAAAGGATTAATTTTACTATTAGTAATAACAGGATGTTCAAGCACAGGAAATAGGTGGTCATATAATCTAGACCACTATGAAGACTTTAATTACATGACTCAGGATTTATTCATTCAGAATATTAGAGACTGTCGTTCTCAAAATTTCTGTCGAGCAGAAGACTTATTTGATAGGTGGTAGTACATATGTTAGCACTTTATACAGAAGAACAGCTAGGGGCGGCATATCAAATATACGCCCGTGTACACGCTGAAAAAGAAATAGACATAGTAGACTTTGATACCTACAGAGAAATGTTTGAGTATCAATATATGGCTATGTCAAAGCCGAATGAAATTTTTGACGGTTCAAAAAAGACCCATTAGATTGTAACAAGCTTAGTTATTTTAATATCGGGTATATCTTTTCCGTAACCTACATAAATTTCAGTACCTTTGTAGGGCGATAAGTCAAACCAATGTACAACTTTTATGTGGTTATCTCCATCTAAAACATAAGAATCATCAGTGGGTACTAGTCCTGTTTCCTTAAAGGGCTTCCAAACATCAGGCATAAAATCTACACTACCATCTACACTATGTACTGGAGCCTTTAGCCAAGTAGATTTATCGGGCATAATAGCCCCCATAAATATCTGTATTTCATCCCCGACTTTATATTCATCAGTAATAATTCTAGCTTCTATTCTAAATTTATTTGATACCTCTAGGCGTACACCGGAACGCTCTGGTATATTCATATCTTTAAAACTTCTAGCTATCCAAGCTTCAAAGAAAGGATGCTTTACTATACCGTAAGGGAAGCCTCCATATCCTTTATCTCCCCATTCCGTACCCCAACTATTCTGAACAATAAACTTTTGGTGTTCATCATCATAGCCTACTATTAACATATAGTGACCACCCAAAGAGGAACTATTCTTATCATACATAGAAGGATACTTATGTTCCTTCCAAGACCCTTTAAGATTATATATATCTTCAGTCACAACAAATGCTATACCAACTGGTATACCTTCATGTAGGGCAGATTTAATCCTATGAACTACTAAGTCTGTATGAATAACTACATTTCTAGATAGGTTTTCGTACCTATTGATTCTATTATTAAAAGCTTTCTTGTAGATATTTTCTGGTGGGTCTACATTATCCATAGCTAAGTCATAAGGATATTCTTTTTCTGTAGGCATACCGTACTTATATGCTATATGATAAGCATCTTTAGTATACAATCCTTCTTGTCCCAATCTGTTTTCATAGGCTTTAGTAGCGTTATAAAGAAACATCCGGCTTAAATCCATAGGCTGTTTGTTTCTGTTGGCAATAAGCTCACAAGAACTAGCCACTCCATTAGCCACACAACTGCCAATAGATAATTGATTTTCTACCTCAAATACATCTTTACGCATATCTATTTTAAAAGGTAGGTCTTCCGCCTTAAAAGGAGAGCGATAAGGAATGTCCCTGTGGTCTGGTACAGGAGGTAAAGTATTTGCTATAGTATATTTTGTCATAGTGCTTGTATCTCTTTTTCTAAGTATTCATGTAAGGGTTCTAATTTTTTTCTACCTTCTGTTATAACTTTCTCTATTATGTCCACATCTTCTTTTTGAAATATTTCTCGTACACAACCCAACGGAAGATAACTTAACTCAGACATTATTGTGCCTTCCTTAGTAAGAACTATTTTAAGAGACACTAAATTTCCTTCTTGATTATTATCCATATTATTGTACACTTGCAAAGTTTATATTTTCTACATTGCCTTTTAGCCCTGCCTTCATATAGGTAGTGGCTCTCCCTTCAAAAAAGTTTTGGTGTTCAACTCCCAAGACATCATCTAACCAAAGCAGTGGATTGTCCTTTACACCGTAGTTAGGCTTCAGACCTAGCTGTAACAAACGTCTGTCTGCTATGTATCTTATATACTCTTTCATTTCAGCTTTAGTTAATCCTTGAATATCTCCCATTTCAAATACTAAATCTAAAAACTTATCTTCTAATTTAACCATTTCTCTACAGACCTGATAGATTTCTTTCTTGAAATCATCTGTCCATATATCTACATTCTCTGTTATGAACGATCTAAAAAGTTTAGTCATTGCCTCAACGTGCAGGGATTCATCTCTTATACTGTAAGTGACTATCTGTCCCATGCCTTTCATCTTCCCAAAGCGAGGGAAGTTTAAAAGAATTGCAAAGCTACTAAACAGTTGAAGCCCTTCAGTGAAAGCGGAATAAATTGCTAGGTTTTTAGCTATTGATTCTTTGTCGCTTATTTTAAGAGGAGAGCTACTTATGTATTCATGCTTGTCAGACATGGCTTCATACTCAGCGAATGCTCTGTACTCTTTCTCAGGCATCCCCACTGTATCCAACAATAAACTATAGGCGTGTTGATGTATTGATTCCATGTTAGCAAACGAACACATCATCATTCTTGCTTCTGGTTTCTTAAAGACTCTCATATATTTATCAATATATCCAGACGCAACATCTACATCTGATTGCGTAAACAATCTAAATATTTGACTTAATAGATTCTTTTCTGATTCGGCCATGTCCTGCCAATCTTTTACATCGTTATGTAATGGTACATCTTCAGGCAACCATATCATTTGATTCTGTTGCACATAATAATCAAACATCCACGGATAATCGAAAGGCTTATAATAATCTCGCGTTGATAATAAACTCATTACTTCTCCTTATTTTCTTTAATATAATCTTTCATAAGATTGGTTATTGAATCAAACTCATTTGCTATTCCATGTACTCTGTTATGTAAATACATAGCTGACCAACAACCAAACACAGCCCCTATTGCTAACTTCCAAACTACATCGAGACTAGCTCCCATCTGGACTATGTTAATTATAATGTAGACTTCAGTAAAAGCCATAGCCAAACTAAAGACAGGAACGTATAGATAATTATTAAAGGCCACGTTCCTTTGTTGAAAGGCTTTAACAAATACAGATATATAACTAGCTATTATTAGGTTCAAATTCTGCTCCCATTTGCGGTATAATTTCCCAGTATCTTGTGACCATTCCTTTTGGAATTACCATCACAGCATTTACATACTCTTTTTCCTTTTTGCTATGATAGCGGTCAGTAGATAATATAATTTCATTGTCATTATCAGCTACTAAATAACCCACACTTGATCTTAGTATGGGTTTTAATTTCTTAGCTTCATCTATGAGGTGATCTTCAGTATCTATCCAAGCATCTTCCCATTCAACTTGCATAATACAGCCTATTAGTGCATCATAATGTTTGTTGTTTGGTTTATCCTTCACAGCTTAAACACCCCTCTTCATCTAATTTTATTCTAGGAATTTTTATGTTTACATTTTCTGTGGCTCTGGCAGAATCAGACCGTAAATAATAAAGTGATTTTAGTTTTATGGCTCCCGCCCAGTGTACATCATTTACATACTGTAGGAAATCATCGTGAACTTCTTGTGATGAGTTATGGTGAGGCGGTTTAAAAAATAAGTTTACACTCTGGCTTTGACAAACATATTGCTGCCTCATGGCAGCGTGTTCTACTATCCAGATTTGATTTATCTCTGGTGCAGTTTTAAATACTTCCTTAATATCATCAGATAATATATCTAAATGTTGTACTGAACCTTCATGTGCTACAATATCTTTCCAGATATTTTCTCTCTTCTTATCATTAGGTGCAATCTCAAAAAGTATATCATCTAGGTATTTATTCTTAACTTTAAAACTTCCTGTCAGGGTTTTATGTGTGTATACGTTAGCCCTGTTAGGTTCTATCGATGGACTAGTGCCTCCACAAATGATTGAGCTAGAAGCATTAGGAGCTATAGCAAGCAGGTGTGCGTTCCGTTTACCGCTTCCTTTCATATCAGGAGCCTCTCCCCTTTCTTCTGAAAGACTCCGTGTGGTAGCAACTGCCCTGTCTTTTATAAATGAAAACGCTTTGTTGTTGAAGCTAGAAGCGTACATACTTTCAAAAGGTATATGGTTCTTTTGTAAATAACTATGGAACCCCATAGCTCCTAGACCTATAGACCTCTCTCGCATAGCAGAGAATGCTGCTTTAGAATACCCTGCTAGTTCCTTTACATCATCAATAAAATGTTGGAGTACATTATCTAGCATGGTAACTAAATCAGATATAAAGTTATCTGTCTTAGACCACTCATCAAAGTATTCTAGGTTGACACTAGACAGGCAACAAACTGCTGTTCTATCTTCATCAGTTGGTAAAGTTATTTCAGAACACAAATTACTTTGTTGTATTTTTAATCCTAGTTTCTTTTGTTCTTCTGGTAAAGCATCATTGCAAGTATCTAGATTAACAATATATGGTTCTCCTGTTTCCATTCTTGTTTGTAATAGTTGGAACCACAGATCACGGGCCGATACTGTTTTAACTGCTGTGTTAGTTTTTGGGTCTACTAATCTCCAGTCCTTATCATTTTTAACACAGTCTAAGAACTCGTTGTTTATACTAACAGCATTATGAAGGTTAAGACATTTTCTGTTTAAATCCCCACCAGTAGTCTTACGCATATTTATAAACTCTTCAATCTCTGGATGCGCTATATCCATGTATGCTGCATAGCTACCCCTTCTTGTAACGCCTTGATTAAAGGCCAACATCTGAGAGTCTACAACGTGCATGAAGGGGATAGAACCAGTAGACTTAGAACCGTTAGCTGTATCCACACCATTACTCCGAACACTACTCCAACATCCACCGATGCCTCCACCTCCACTAGCAAGCCATATGTTTTCATCATAATGAGCAGATAGACCGTTGCGGGAATCAGGAACAAAATTAAGAAAGCAACTGATAGGTAGGCCACGGCTAGTTCCCCCGTTGCTAAGGATAGGAGTGCTAAACATGAACCAGTTATTACTAGCATAGTAGTAAAGTCTCTGTGCAAGATCATAATCAGTATGTCCCTGATAAGTAGCACCAAATATACTGGCGCGAGCAAAAGCTTCTTGAGCATGAGTTTCATTCTCCCAAAGGTATCTATCTTTTATTGTTGTTAGGGCAAAAGAATCTAGGCGTTCATCTAGATCGTAATTTATTTTAATCCCTAAGTAATCCTGTTCGCCTATTTTGTTTTGATAAATCACGATTTTTTTCTTTACTCCCTGTGTTTGAAAATTTATTTTTTCTTTGATCTAAGCGTTGTTTCTTTTTGTTGTACTTAGCTATCCTCTCAGCTTTACGATCCCACATTGTTCTCACTCTTCTCTATGTCTTTAATAATTTCGTACTTTAATCTCTTACGAACTTCAGGTTCGCACTTAGTTACAATCTTTATATCTTTTAATCTTAGTTTGTAACTGGATTGTTTCCAATAGATCGCTTCGGGTGGATCAGTATTCAGTTCGTATTGCCATTTGCCCTCGTCTATATCTATGTAAAACATTTCGCCTATCATTAGTGTGCCTCCTCCACTTTCTGACATTTAGCAGTTATTTTATTTGATAAACTTTCTGATAATATTCTTTGTTCAAACATAAAACAATCCTCGTACTTTTCAAAGCAAAGGGATTGTTCGCAGGTTGCGGGAACCTCTTGTCCATCAATGATTATAATTAGTAACCACTTAATCATCGCACAGTTTTCCCACGCTCCCTATTAGTTTATCCAAGTACCACCTAGCTTTACGCAAATCTTTTATGTTGTCCTTATATCTAAACCTCCATATATATTTTATGACATTAGAGCGTAGATAACCTTCAAACTCTTCTTTAGTAGAGGCCGCTTCGATAGCTTCAATACATTCTATATTACCTTTATTGTAATGCGCCGGACTAGAAACATCATTCATATATCTACTATCATCTATGTCATTGTAGGCTTTTTTATACTTCAATTTCTGATGTACTTCATCCCACTCAGCAGGGCTTGCGTCATCTATGCTCATAGTACCTCATCCTCTGTCCAATCTTTAGGTAATGTTTCTTCACTATACCAAGTGAACCCATTAGTTTCTGCCCATTCAGCATGACTACGTTTGGTTCCGTCCTTGCGCTTCTTTGCTTGTGGCATTGCAGCATAAGGATCAGAAAATAAAAACACAAGTTCAGTGTTAGCAGGTAATGCTTTCCGTACCCATGTGTATTTATTGTACTCTTGATAATCCCAAAATCTTCCTTTAGCTTCTAGTAAAATTGTTTTCTTTCCAATTACTTTTACAAAGTCTGGGTGATACTTATGTTCAACAATATAATCAACAGTATCACTATGGTGTTTCCACCCCTTTAATACACCCTGATGAAGCGAATGCTCCCACTTAGAATCATAAGTTGCGGGAACATCTTTTTCTTTTGGGCGTACTACTCTCTGCCTTCTGTATCCTTTTCTTATTTTCAATTAGCTGCTTCCTTACAGTCTTCAATAGTAATAGAAGATAGTTCCTTAGTTCTATGTAACTTTTTAATTTGTTTTGTAAACCATTTAAAAGTGTAAGCACTAAGATGAAAGCTACCATCATTATAATATAAGTGGGTTTGTTTAGGTGTATAATTTAAAACATTATCTATAGTATACATCTTAGCTGATTCTTTGTCAACTAAAGATTGCATCCACTCCAACAAAAGTTCTTTCGCCCTTCGCCTTATCTTCTTCATTGTCTTAGGGTTCATAGTATCTCTTCAACTCTAGGTGTTGATGCTACTTTGGTTAGATACATATAGCCTCTGTTGTACTTAAAAGTTCTAAGCCCTTCCCCATCGTTAGAATCTTTAAAGCATTCAAACTTGTGAGGACAGAACGTGCAGTTCTTATGTAATTTCTTATTGCCTTTCTTGCCTTCATCTACAGGCTCATAGCACAGATCAGAAGGAGGTTTCTTCTTGTCTAGTGCCTTAGTTATTTTTGATATACGATCTCTGACAATAGGCTTATCCAAATCGTCTGGTGCAAAGAAGCACAGCTCTCCGCTTTCTTTATTGATAACCAGAAAGCCTCCCTTTTCTGTACCTTCTGCCTCTTCGTACCCTGCTAGTTGTGGTATGTAACCAAACGGATCGTCTTCTCTTAGTGAGCCATCTTTAAATTTTCTAAAGGCGTAGCCTGATGCTGTTTTAACATCGACAACTTCCCCATTAATCTTGCAGTCCATGTGGCCTGACACGCTATCGACTACAACCTCTTTTTGCTCAGAGCTTACATCGTTATCTGTAAGTCTAGCAAGCATAAGCACCACCTCTTCAAGTAGATGCCCATAAAGAAACTTAATAAATGTTTGAGGGGAGTGGCCTTCTTGTGTTACATCCCCATGCTTATCAAACCAAAGTCTTCTAATAGGTTTGCCTATGTTAGACATCCTTAGAGAAAAAGAAGAATCTCTTTTAGGTGGTCTAGCCCAAGACGTTAGCGCAGCCTTCATGCTTTCCCCAAAGTTTTCTATATCTTCATCTGATATATCTAGGTGTTTACCCTTAGTAAGCGGGGTTAATGCCGCATAAAT